TAGGTGCCAATGATCTTTGGGTTATCAATGATTGGGGTGGTATTCGACACTTCAGATCAGAGACTACTACAGGATTTTCTATGTCGGGTCGAAAACTCAAAAATGTTACAGAGGCAACCTATTACAGGATTCCGATGCGATCAAAAGCAGACAAGGAGTTTTTCAATACACTCCTCAAAAAAGGATTTCCTAAAAAGGTCAGAGATCGTAAATCGATGCTAGATCAATTTATCAAAGAGACTAAGGTAGAGGATATTTCTCCTTCTATTCCTAAAACACTTATTTGGCATGTTGCCTAGGAAATATGGCTGAGCAATCACAGGATGCATACGATATCATCTACTCCCTAGGAGAGGTGATAAAAGGTATGAAAACGCATTTTGATCTAGGTGATCTAAAAGCACTGAATGTCAGGTTCGAGATCGATTTTAATACATCAGAGCGATTTGAGTTCGTATATGATGCAGAGTCGGGAATGCCTGGACCTGAGGTAATGATCAGAAAATTGGAAGATTCTCAGTTGATTGATTATCAATACACGCACGATGCGTTAGGTGAACCAGAAACAAGAAAGGTACAATGAGTGAAACAGTAGATATAACTCCAAAAGACATCCTGCGAGAATACCAGGATGAGTGGGGTGATGATTTTGTTATACCACAACATAGTACTCCTCAGCATCCCTCCTACAATTCCCTTGGAGGTTCTGAGTTATATACTATAAATCTATTCAAAAACGTTCCAAAGGAGACGAGGGACTACTTTAATATTGTCATGTCAAGGTATGTACCAGAGGTCATAGACGATAGTAAACCATCTGTCCTTATCGTACAGGATTTATACAACGATCCAATGTACGATCACCTGAAAAATGGTGGACACGAGAAGTTTGAGAAGATCATTTTCGTTTCTCACTGGATTCGTGAAATGTTCCAGAGGTACAACTACGGTATCCCTTTGGATAAATGTATGACAGTACAAAATGCGATCATGCCTGTTATGGAGATTGATCGTGAAGAGGTTACAGAGGACAGTGGCAAATTCAAAATCATGTACACCTCTACACCTCAAAGAGGTCTGGCGATCCTTCTAGAGGCATGCCGACTTCTATACGAACAACGTAGACAGGACTTTCATGTAGATGTTTATTCGTCCTACAAAATCTACGGGTTCGATGAAAATGATCAACAGTGGGAAGGATTGTTTGCCAAAATGGGACAGACTGATTGGGTAACGCATATAGAGCATGCTCCAAATGCAGATGTCCGTAAAGCACTCGGTAAATCCCATATCTGGTGTCTTCCCTCTATCTGGGAGGAAACCTCTTGTATGGCACTGATGGAAGCAATGCATGCAGGTTGTCTAAACGTCGCTTGTGCATACGGTGCTATCCCGGAAACCTCGGCAGGATTTGGTATCATCTATGATATGCCACCTGATCCACCGACTCACATCCAGAGACTTGCTGGACTGTTGGATCATGCTATGACTACCTACAATCTAGAAGGTACACAGCAGATTCTAAACTTCCAACGTGCATACTCGGATCGCTTCCAAACCTGGCGTACACGAGGTCGCCAGTGGCAGGCACTACTCGGATCTCTCAAGGCACAACTTGAAGGTAAGAATGAGGTAGAAATCGAAGATAAACCTGAGGAAAGTCCCGTATCGGAAGTTCAGGTACCTTCAGTAACCCCAACAGTGGCTACAGCAGAATGATATTAATCGACACAATGCAGATCAGTCTTGCCAATATCTCTATGGCATATAAGGTATATGGCGATGAAATAAATGAGGGTTATGTCAGACACATGATCCTCAACTCTATTCGGAACTACAATAAGCAATACAAGGAGGAGTATGGTGAACTTGTCCTTTGTTATGATGGCGGGAAAAACTGGCGTAAGTCAGTCTTTCCAGAGTACAAAGCAAATCGTAAGAAAAATCGTGAAGAGTCTTCCCTTGATTGGGGACAGATTTTCGATTGGATCCACGGAATCAAAGACGAAATCCGTGAGAACTTCCCCTATAGAGTCGTTCATGTTGACGAAGCAGAAGCAGACGACTGCATTGCTGTCTTGGCTCGTGAGTCTCATCCGTTCGAAAAGCATATTATTATATCGTCAGATAAAGACTTTGTCCAGTTACATTCCATTACAGGACTTAAACAATTCGATCCTATACGTAAAAGATGGATTACTGGCGATCCTGCCGAGTCACTCTCTAATAAAATATTTTATGGTGACAAGGGAGATGGCGTACCAAATATACTCTCGGACAATCAAGTATTTGTCGAGGGTCGTCGCCAGACTCCTCTCCCCAAGAAAAAGTACGAGTCCTGGAAAGGATTTGAAGACCCTACTACGGTACTGCCGAGGGAAGTACTTAGTAACTATAAGCGAAATAAAACAATGGTGGACCTTAAGGCACAACCGAGGAAAATCGAGCAGATGATTATGGCAAACTACGGCGAAGGTGTGAAGGGTCGTAATGATAAAATATTTGGATATCTTATCGATAAGAGGTTGGCGAAATTACAGGAGTCGGTACAAGACTTTTTTGCTAACTAAATATACAAGTGAATTGAAAACATTATTAGGATACACTATGGATTTACCTACTAAAACAGACGACATTCGCATGTCCATTCCCCAGATATTGGACACTGTGAGTAAAGAGAAGTTCCATGATCGTAAGGTCGAGTTACTTCAACTACATAACCATCTGGGACTTCAGATCTTCCTGAAGGCATGGATTCATCCCAACATTACATTCAAACTCCCTAGGGGTAATATCCCTGTGAGGAATGCAGACCAACATACTGGAGATATTCCTGTCGGGTTATATAAACTTGAAAAGGCATATCAATGGATTTCCGGGACTGCTGAATGTGAGAGGGTAAACAACATTGAGCGAGAGCGAACTTTTATGGAGTTTGCTGATACGATGGACAGGACTGAATTGCCTGCTCTCATCGCTTTGAAAGATAAAGATAGGACAGGTTGGCCAGGAGTTTACGACCAGTGCGTTGTAGATGCTTTTCCTGATATGTTCTCAGATGAGGAAAAAGCACTCTTGGATCCTACGATTCCAAAACCAAAACCAGGACCGAATAAAACGAAAAACAACTAAACCTAAATATGAGACAATATGAATTACGTTGAATTGACTTATGAAGCAATGAATATCAAACTCGAATCTGTACAAACTGAATGCAGGTACGAGACGATTAAGTTGATGAATGAAGGTGGTGACATCGACGAACTCGATGCTATTTTAGATAGATGGGTTTTAGCACAACATAAACAAGCAATGTTAAACTCCATGGTCGAGAGAAAGCAAAATGAAACAGCACCAGCACAACCCCAAATCCAAACTGAGCCAAATGCACCGACTCAAATCGAGAATGGCTAAGACCAGAGGTACATATCAGTCTAAGGACAATTTAACATTTATGTGGGGAGTGATATTGGAACTTGACCAAAATCAAAAACTACCAATTATACCCTACCCTGAGGGTGACGTAACGATACAGGACTTGAAAGGAGAGTCAGCATAGATCATGGAGAACAAGCAAGTATTAGAGGAGACAGTTAGATCTGTCAATGACCTCGAGGGATTTGCCTGTCAAATCGGAGTAGGGAAAGGCAACGGGTCGCTTAAAATCCTGGGCGAGTTGTCTAAAGAGAAGTTGCTGGTATTGGTTGATCCTTTCGGTGATCATCAATATCGCACAATACAGGATGGTATGCCAGTTGATGCAACTGCATACGGAACTAGAGAATCATATTCGACATTGGCGTCGCTCTACAGTATGGTGAGTTCAGGCACATGGCCATACTTTCTGTACTATCCAATGGAGGATATCGAATTTTACGAACATTTTCAAACAGGTATATTTTTCTATAATAATGGTGAAAAGAGCAGACTAAACGAATATTGTTTTGTGCATTTTAATGCGCATAAAAATGTTTTGAATCTACTCGAAGGTATTCGTTTTTTCGACGAGCGAATGGTCGTCGGTGGTAAGTGGGTGTTTGAGGACACCGATCAGTTAAACGAACACCAGCATCAGATTTTAGATGATCTCATGGAGGAGACTTCCATGGTTGAATGTGATCGTTATGAAGATATCATCGTTTTTGAAAAGCATGAACCTCCACCTGTGGAGGATGAGGAAGAAGATGCAGACGAGTAGAAACTGTTTGATCCAAACCACGAGGGAATATGAAAGTATTAGTTCTAGCAGTATTACTGCTTCTATTAATGCCAGTAAAAATCCAATTCGGCCAAGCCAAAACCAATGCGAGTGCGTACGATGAGAAACTTGTCGCATTCGAAGAGTCATTATTCACAGCAAGAAAGAAGAGTATCGAATGTATGGCTCTCAACATCTATCATGAGGCACGGTCATTGTCCACGGCAGGACGATTGGCAGTCGCCCAAGTTACACTCAATCGAGTAAACTCATCTAAATATCCCAACACAATCTGCGAAGTTGTATACCAAGGCAAACACTGGATCGCCAAGGATGGCACCAAGTACCCGAGGAAAAACTTGTGCCAGTTCTCCTGGTATTGTGATGGGCGAAATGATAATCCAACTAACAAAAGAATGTACGATGAATCCATTGAACTTGCTACTCAGGTTGTTGATGGCAAATGGCCGATGGATATCACTGACGGGGCAATGTACTATTATGCTGACTACATCGATCCACCCAGGTGGACGAAGGGTAAAATACGTGCTGCTACCATAGACGTACATAGATTCTATCGATACAAAAGGTAAAATGCCATATTATGATTACGTTTGTGAAAACTGTGGATTAGAGTGGGAGCAAAATGTTCCCATTGCTGAAAGGCATAATCCACCAAACCCTGCCGACTGTGAGACTTTCATAAATGGCGAGGGTCATTGTACTCCGAAAATGAAGGTAGTAGCACCTGAGTTGCATTCGGGGTATGGAATTAATGGAAGAAAGACTGATCAGAACTTCAAAGATATTCTACGTACTCAGAAGAAGTTTTATGATAAGGCAGACAAAGCAAGGTCTGCCATGGGTCTTCCTCCTAAGAAAAACACTATCAACGTAGACGTTTGAGACCACTCTATATCTGGGCAGGTGGTAAAAATAAAATGATTCCTAAGTATCTGGTTGAGCCAGGTATTCCAGGAGACTTCGAGACCTTCGTTGAACCTTTTTTCGGTGGAGGTGCTATGACCTGCTGGATGTCCAAAAATCGACCAGATAAGTCTTTTGTCATCAATGATGTCAAGGATGAAATCATAGGGATCTATAGAGCAATAAAAGATGACTATAACACTTTTATTG